CACTTACAGTAAATCTTGCCATGTGATTAATCCTTTACTAAATTTGATTGCACTACTTTCCCCGGAGGGATTACTTTACTGCTACTTTCTTTGGTCGTGCTGGATGGATACCGAATATGTTTTTAATTGCGTCTGCCGGTGCTCCTGGCTTCGCTGGGTGTATACCAAACATCTCGCCTACCCGCGATGCCACGTCCTCTTCTTCTGTTGCTTCTACTCGACGAACCGAGTCAGCGTGCGTTTGTATTGAATGAAAAAACAAGTCGGAAAACTCCGTTATATTACGAGCGCGACGTTGTCTTTCGACGCAAACGCGCTCGTAATCTTCGGACTCTGGGTCCAACTTAATCGTGTCCTGTGTGGCTCGAAGGCACGCCTCATTAGCTATCTTAATTACCGTTTTCCATCCAGGCACTAGCGTAACCTGCGTTAACGAAACCTTCTCAGATTGCGTTAGGTCTGGGGATAATATCGTCTGTTTTTCTTTGTTTGCTTTTTCTGCCATTAAACACCTTTATGTTTCTTCAAATATTTGATTGCATTACTCAAAGTCTCGACATTCTCAAAGAAAAACCCAAGACCTCTATTGCAACTTCCGCATAGTAAATCCCGAACGACGTTTAATTTATGGTCGTGATCTACTGATAAAGATTTAATCTTCCCAGATTTATCTTTGTTTGTTTCTTTCTTACCACAAAGAGCGCAACGATTCTTTTGTTTTTGCTTCTTTTTGTTATACTCGTCTGCACTAATGCCGTAGTTGTGCATACGTGTTATCTCAGCTATTCTTTCAGGGTGCTCTCTAGCCCACCGAGTCGACCGTACTAACTGGTCCGCTCTATACTGCGGACTACTTCGTCGTAAATTTATATCCCGACGCCTTGATTGCTCTTTCTTCTTTTCTGCGTGTGTAAGATAATAATTCCTAAAATATTCTTTCGCTTTCGCGGGGTCTTTGTGCGGCATGATCTCTCCTTGTAAGAGTGCTCTGGGGGAGTACAAGGCTCCCCCTGATCAGTAAGCCGTGGATTCGAAGCCCACGGGAAATTGTTTAACTACAGGGCCGTCGTACTACCGAACCCACTCGTTGTTGATTCGCCTTGTAGTTCCGGGGCGGTTGCATGATTGATTGCTGTACGGAACGCTTCGTTACCAGCCTTGCCTAACTGCTTCTGGTTTTCGATTTGCTGTTCTTGTTGGAACTTAGCCACTTGCATCTTCTGTGCACTAGCTGCTTGTGCTTGTTGCAATGCTGCTGGCGAGTTAGCTTGATGTTTCTGTTGTTCGTCAGGCGTCATCTTGCGCAGGAAATTCTGACTGAACTTCCAACCAGCTGCGTCTGTGAATGCCTTGAAGATAGCAGGTGCGTCGAACTGATAACCAGCATCATTTGCGTTTGCTACGAACGTTGGATTATTCAAAAGTTGAATAATGATAGGCAACGCTTGGGCCATTTCTTTCTTAGCACCAAGTTTTGCTCCCGCCAACACTTCATATTTAATCTTCGCTTCTCGATAATCCATGTGATCGACAAGGTATGGTTCTCCGAGTTCGTCACCTAGCGTATCGCGAATCACACTAGCCGGTAATAGTAGATTATTGAGTTCGTCCATTTGGAACAACCACGGTTCGAACACTTGACGAACAAATCTTCCGGTCGGGCCGTCAAGTCGGCTGGCGTTAGCTTGAATAACTGCCGCCGCTCCGGTACCCGAGCGCATGCCTGTGGTTTTTACGCCAGAAGCACCCGCACCTTGAATAACTTGTTCGTTAGCGCCCGACGTAGCTGCGCCCGCGCTCTGTGCTTGCGATATAAACTGCCACGCTTCGCCCGGGACTGGAGGCATTTGAAGAAACTTGAATGCCTTATCAACGTCTTCTTCTACGTCGATGATCCCACCTTGACGCCATCTGACGTCTTGGGTGAGCGTGTTAAATCCTTTCTTACGAACGGCCGTCGGTTGCAGGCCATAGTTCAGTAGGTCAAGTGCGAGGTTCGTTACCCCTTGTTCAACGATTTGCTCACTTCCGATTAATAGTCCTAACCCCTGTCCGTAAAAACAATCTGGGATATTGCGCCAGTTAAACGAGTAGAACGGGATATGCCCGTACGGATTGTTCTCGTTACGAATTAAAATGTTGTGACCGTTGAAGGACAGAACAACAATGACCTTTTCATCGTCCCAGTGTTCCAAGATTTCGATTGGCGCTTTACCCGGATCAACAGACGTCTTATAACTGCGAGGCAAAGCGTGCTGGATATAGCCCATCATGCCTTCGGGTAACGTCATCGTAATATTATCCGGGCCTGAAGATGGGTTCGAGTCGAAAATTTCCCGTAGCACTGCTTCTTCGGGAATATTGTAGCCTTCTACGCCTCGTAACTTAGCTAAGTCGCTGTACGTTCCGTAGTCGCGGTACACAACCCAACCGGCGCGACGAATATCGCCGACACGGCATCCTGGGTTAACGAGTACTGTGCGAATATCGCACCACTTGATCCACGGGTGACAAATTCTTTTAGTGTACGGTTCTGAAGTATAGTCGTCAGAATCCGGAGTATCTTCCAACTTAATACTACCATCTGGTTGTTCGATTTGTGCACGTTCGCCCTTACGTTTGTAGCGAATCATCTTCTTTTCGAACTCGATGAAGCCGTACTTCATGATGCCGGTGCCCAACAAGGCAGCTTGCTCAATCGTACGCTCAACTTCTTCCTCAAACTTCATCATGTCAAGTTGAGTAGAGAAGATTACGGTCTTGGCTTTTACCACATCAGGGGTGGTATTGGGCATCGGTCGAAGAGTAAAAGGCGGGTCTTCATAAAATAATCCGCCCATAACTTTAGGGACGATAGACGAAATGTGATTCGATACCATGTACTTAGGTACCGATGCGTTGCCGACATTACCGCCGTCGAACGCGCTTTGCGTTGCCGGGGATTGATAGAGAAGATCGGCCATCGTCCAGCCGTTCGACCACTGCTGGATGTTTATGTACGTATCGGCCGCTTCGCAGTCATCGATGACTAACTTGACGGCCGCAGCGTCGTTGAATTGAATTGTGTCAGTGACGTCATCAACAAAGGTATTTTCCTTGTTAATCTCAGGCGCAGCGTCGATGTAGAGATCGTGAAGTTTCTGAGCTATTCGTTGATCTTGGTCAGGCACTTGATTCCCTTATTTCCTGCGCCGCATTCCTAGCGGTAGTATTTTTAATAGCTGAGAGTACGCTCGATCCCGAGCCGACGGCTCTTGTATATTTTCTACCGTCTCCACAGGTTTTGGCCTAGTGGGAGAAGAAGCACCAAACATACGTTCGCGCCAACCTTCGCGAAGGGCTTTAGCTTGTCGGTCTTCGTGTTCCTTTTCTACTTCCTTAGGGTCCGGGTCATATTGAAGCGCGGTCGGCGGCAAATGTATGGTTACAAGCGATATCGCGTCAGGTATATCGTCCTTGCGATAGTTATTACTCTTCTTGCCGTTGTAGTCGATGAACTGTTTGTAGAGTTCATCAATCCAAGAACCCGATACGAAAAACAATCGGTTGTGCGCGTGTAAGAACTCAAGGTCCTTAATGCGATTCTGCTTCGCGTTGGGCTTAACCGACGGTGGGCGAAGACGCGCGTAGTGCTCAAATGCCGAGCCCCTGATCTTCGCGAGGTTTTTGATGTTACCCATCAAAAATCCTACGCCGTTAGCCTCTTCAATATAAATCTTAGTGACTACCGCCTTGTGCTTTTCATAAAAAGCAAGCATCTGAGACGCTAGTTCCGAAGATTTCCACTTATCATAAACCACGTCTAGAACAACGACGCCGAGTTGGCTGTGACTATCTTTAAAAATACCCAGCGTTGCGCCGACGGAGAAGTCCGACGTGCGATTCTCGCTGTACGCGATGTCCCATGTTTGGATAACTTCCATCTCTTTAGGTGCTGCGCTAAGCGCGTACGTACTCGCCCGCATGCCTTCGAGATCAAAGTTGTTGACAAATACGTCTAACTCTTTTGGATCGGTCGCGATATTAAGCTGCTGGTTCTTAAAGCCGCGCTCTTTGTTTTCCTTCAACAAAGAACGAAGCCTGCTAAAGCTTAGCTTAGACGGGAACCACAAATCGACCATTTGTTCCGTAACTAGGAACATGCCGTCGGGGGTTTTTAACAACTGTTCGTATGCGCGCTTATGCTCGGGCTTAGGAGTCCAGGCCGAAATGCTCAAGTACGCGTATGGCTCAGGCTCGTTATTATTCTCGTCCTTAGACATTCTACCGCCATACCAATCCTTGGTGAAGTAGCGGGTCCCGATAACATCTGTGAAGCCCCAAGGCTCTGTTAGGTTATTGGTGGCTTTAACTTTTTCTTTCAAGTTTTCTCGCAACTCTTCTTCGGCCGAGTTTTTATCTTCTACGATATCGTCTAGCTTCCTGATATCGCAACGAGAACCAACAGACGAAGCATCCAATGACGAAATCCACACATGCGGTTCTTTCGAAAGAAACATCCGCGCTGGGCACTGAAACGGCTCTTTGGATTTGCCTGCTATGCCTGTAATAATATATTCGGGATAAAGAATCTGAAAAGCTGTCGGGGTCCCCTTCCTCGGCAAGTAGAAGTACGACTTGATTTCCATCATGAACATCTTCGCCAGGTTCTTAACCGACGTCATGATCATGATGCGTATATCCGGACAGTTCAGCATCCACTGCACTGCGTCTACGCCGTCAATGGTCGACTTATATCCAGACCTGGGGGCAAACAACAACATCGTACGCGTAGGTGTAACGCCGTCGTTTGCAAATCTCTTTTGCACGCCGATCATGTCGTGCATATCGTCTTTGGTGTACTCGTCAAAATACAGACCATCGAACTGTTTCTTGACAAACATATCGCAGACCATCTGGTGGGTGTTGTGGAAAAAACTACATCCCAACAAACGGCCTTGCCAGAACAAATCCTTACGACCTTTGTCACGAAGATCAAGCCATCGACGAAAGGACACAATCTCGTTAACTTCAAACATCGTCTTGAGATTTATTACGTCGCCTTTAAGCGTCTTGTACTCCAGTTGGCTCGGATCGATGTTGACTTGAACCTTGAGGTCTTGACCTAGGCTGTCATCTTCGAATCGAACTGCTCTAATCTTGACAGGTTGACGAAACGGGGCTGGTCGGTTACTCTTCTCTTTCTTTTTGCCCTTCTTCTTATCCTCTTCTTCATCATCGTCTGACTCTTTGTCGAGGATATCCGCGCCTTCGTAAATAGCCAACAGGTCTACTAACGAACGGCACTCACTCTTGTAGCGCTTACCCGTAGCGTCTAGCTCTTGAGCCCAAGCCAAATTCTTAGCGTGGTCGTCTAGAATTTTCTCAGCGTCCACCTCAACTTCGGGCGTGGTGGAGCCAGCTGCTCGTTGCTGAGCTAGCTTCTTACGTTCTCTGAACTCGTTTTGTCGCTTTCGATTTGATTCCTTTAATTCTTCCGGGGTACGAGGTGCCATTGTATTGTCCTTGCCTTGTATTAGGCATGCGGCGGCGCTGCTTATTACTTATTCGCGTCTGTATACTCTTTCACATTATCAGACTTGGCTCTTAGCTCGCGCGCCAAACTGTATGGTGTATCGTGCGCTTGGGGAATTTTAGGAGCTTCTGGTTTTTTGGGTCCGAAGTGTGATGTCGCATTACCTTCTACGCTTTCTGTAAACTTATTTGCGTTCGCGAGCGTCTTCTTCGCACCTGCCAAAATGTTATCTACTGAGTTGGTTGCCATCTTAATCCTTATCGATTTTCTTCAAAACTAGGGGTGTATCCGAAACGGGTACGTCTGTATCCAAAAC